GGCAAAGGACGACAACGGCGAAATCGTCGGCGCGATCTTCGCGGCGCATACCGCGCAGGGCAGCCGCCATTTCACACGGCTTGAGTATCACCGCTTCGAGGGCAGCACCGCAGAGGGCGGCAAGCTCTACAAGATCACGAACAAGGCGTTTGAAAATCGGCTCAGCACGAAGGGCGAAGTTACCCTTGGTGAGGAGGTGGCGCTTGACAAGGTTGACGCATGGGCGCATCTGGCCCCCGAAGTTACCATTACCAACCTTGAAACGCCGCTGTTCGGCTATTATCGCGTTCCCGGTGCAAACACTGTTGACCCGTCGTCCCCGCTGGGACTTTCCGTGTTTGCCAATGCTCTTGCAGAGCTGAAGGCCATCGACATTGCCGTCAGCCGCAAGAATACGGAGATCGAGGACAGCAAGCACATTACCTTCGTCGGACAGCAGCTCATTCAGAACGCGCAGAACCGCAACGTCGAGCTGCCGCGTTTCGTGAAGGGCCTCGGTATGGGCTTGTCTGACGGCGAGGTTTCCGCAATCCATGAGCACGCGCCGACGCTGTTGACCGACGCGCGGATCAAGGACATCAACTTCGATCTGTCTATGGCTGGTGTCAAATGCGGCTTCAGCGAAGGCGTGTTTGTGCTGGACGGCCAGACGGGCATGATTACCGCAACGCAGGTTGAGGCCGACGACCGCGACACCATCCAGACGATCAAGACCGACCGCGACGCGCTCAAGGACGCCATCACACAGGCGCTGGCCGGTGCTGACGCATTGGTCACGCTCTACAACCTCGCGCCGCTGGGCGAATATGAGGTCAATTTCAACTTCGGAGACGTGACCTACAACTACGAGGAGGACAAAGCCTCGTGGCGCGCCTACGTCATGCAGGGCTGGGTCCCGAAGTGGATGTACTTTGTGAAGTTCGAGGGCATGAGCGAGGAAGAAGCAAAGGCAATGACCGCAGAGGCCGACGCCGCGCAGATCGAGAAAGCCCAGCTTTTCGGCGCAGAATAGGAGGCGGCATAAATGCTGACCCCTCAGCAGATTCTGGATATCATCGAAACCCTGTACCCGCAAATCGACGAGCTGAACGTGTGGATCACCAGCGACCTTATCCGGCGTGTTATGGCGCGGTTAGGACGCGGCGAGGGCGTTTTTCTCACTGCCTCGGATGAATGGCAGCTTGAGGTTTATCAAGCCGCAGGCGGCCATCTGGACGCCGTACAGCAGGAAATCAAGCGCTGGACAAAGGCAACGGATGCAGAGATCAAGCGCATCTTCGAGGACGCCGGTATCAAAGCTCTTGCCTACGACAGCAATTTCTACATCGAACACGGGCTTGCGGGCATTGAGCTTGCACAGGCTGAGAGCATGATCCGGCTGCTTGAGGACACCTACCAGCGCACGGCGGGCACCGTCCACAACTTCACCCGCACGACCGCGCACGCGAGCCAACAGCGGCTGCTGAAAGCTCTGGACACCGCGCATTTCAAGGTAGCATCCGGCGCGACATCGTACACGCAGGCCGTACAGGAGGCCGTCAGCAGCATTGTTGACACGCAAACGCAGGTCATCTATCCCACCGGGCACGTTGACACCATCGAAACCGCTGTCCTGCGGGCTGTTCGTACCGGCGTCGCGCAGGCGTCCGGCAACATGGCCGTTCAGGGTATGGAGGAACGCGACTGGGACATTGTGCTTGTGTCGGCGCATCTCGGCGCACGCTACGGCGACGGCGGCCAAAACCCCGGAAACCACTTCTGGTGGCAGGGCAAATTCTATAGCCGGACGGGTCGAACGCCTGACCTGCCGCTTTTCGTGGAATCCACAGGGTACGGCACCGGTGAGGGGTTGTGCGGTTGGAACTGCCGCCACAGCTTCGGCCCCGGCGACCTGCGGCACAATCCATACGCACAGTTCGACGCGGAGGAGAACAAGAAAGCCTTTGACCTCAGCCAGAAGCAGCGCGGGAAGGAATCACGCATCCGGCGCACGAAAACAAAGCTGGTCGGCCTTCGCACGGCCATTGAGGCGGCGGAAGACGCGGGAGTGAAAGCTACACTCGAAGCGCAGTACACACGGACGGCTAAGCTGCTGGAAAAGCAGAATTTGGACTACAACCAGTTCTGCGAGGACAACGGTTTGAAGCGGCTCTCTGACCGCATCCAGATCGCAAAATGGACGCGGGAGGACGCACGGAAATCCATTGCCGCCGCCCGCAGCAAGTGAATAATCGCAAAGCAGAGCTTTACAGCACCATTCCGGCGTTGTGAGGCTCTGCTTTTCTATGCCCCTTCCAGTATCGCCGGTGCAACTCCGGCAGGGGTACAAAATTGGACTATCGGCGGTCCTAACAATGCCGAAAACGGCCAGACGCTGCAACGTCTTAAATATCTGCTATTGCCGTTATACAGGAGGTTATCCATGAAAACCGAAGAACTGACCGCACTGGGGCTGACTGAAGATCAGGTCAAGCAGGTGTTCGCACTCAACGGGAAAGACGTTGAGGCCGCGAAGGCTGCCAAGGACAAGACCATTGCAGACCTCACGGCAGAGCGCGACGGCCTGAAAACCCGCCTCGATACTGCCGAAACCACGCTGAAGAAGTTTGAGGGCATCGACCCGCAGCAGATTCAGCAGGAAATCCAGACCTACAAGACGCAGGCTGAGGACGCGGAGAAGAAATTCGCCCGCGAGATCACGCAGCGCGATCAGAAGGACTGGATCACCAAGAAGCTGGACGAGTACGGCGTCACTTCTCCCTTTGCCCGCACGGCTCTTGTGTCCGAGTGTATGTCTCCGGACGCCGGTCTGACGTGGAAGGACGGCGCATTTTTCGGCTTTGACGACTTTATGAAGGCCGCCAAGCAGAAAGACGCTGGTCTGTATCAGACCGCCGAGGAAAAGGAAGCCGCAGAAAAGGCGGCAAAGCAGAAGGAAAAAGCGCCTGCTTTTACGGGACCCACGGGCGATCCCGGCACCGGCTCTGAGAAGTACACCCCGCCCAAAATTTTCTGATAAACAAAGGAGTATGAATTATGCCTCGTATCAATGCACTTAACATCCTTCTGGAAAGCGACGGCAAGGAATATCTTGCCGAGCTGTACGGTAAGACCATTGAGGGCGTCCAGAAGGCGCTGATCTCCGGCTCCATGAAGAACATGGACCTGTCCGGTGATCCTGTTTCCGGCACTGTCGAAGCCAAGCGCTTCGTCAACGCCACCCCCAAAAACTACGGCACCGCGCGTACCGCAGGCAAGGGCGACGCCGTGAAGGCAAAGCCCGTCACTGTCGCCATCGACACCGACCGCGAGATCGTCGAGGAGCTGGAACAGAAGGACGTCCGCCTGTACGGCGTTGACGGCGTTCTGGACCGTCGTTCCGCAAACCACATCCTGCGTATGGCTGCCGAGCTGGACAATGCGTTCTTCGCCGCTGCTGCCGGTAAGGCCACTGTGCTGAACCTGTCCGCCTACAAAACCATCTCTGACGAGCTGGAAGCCATCATTCAGGAGTGCGAAACCACCCAGAATGACTTCGTGGACGGCGTGCCCCGCTCCATGATGCACCTCGTTCTGTCCCCGAAGTATTACGGCATGATCCGTAACGACCTCGACAAGCAGACCAACAACGCGAATGTGAACACCGCCGCCGAGGAATTCCTTGTGTGGCACGGCGTCCGCGCGTACAGCTGCGTCCACCTTCCCGCTGGCTGCAACTACCTGCTTATGGTCGAGGGCGCTGTCGCTCAGCCCATCATGGCCGACCAGTATACCGCCGAGAAGATCCCTCTCTCCAATGCCTACGGCGTCGAGCTGTTCTACCACTACGGCACCACCGTTGTCATGCCTGACCTGATCTTCAAGCCCGGCGTGTTCACCAAGGCGACTGCCTATGCTGCCGGTACTCAGTATTACACCGAGGCCAACGGTGTGTACACTGCTGTCTCCATCACGGAGTTCGCGTCCGGCACCACCTACTACACTATGGCCTGATGTAAGGAGGACGCTATGCTGTTTCGCAACCTGAAATCGGGCAACATCGTAGCGGCCACCGATGAAACCAGCATTGAGCTGATGCAGAGGTCGGCCATCTACGAAGCCGTAGAAATCGCCCCTGCTGTCGCACCCGCGCCCGCAAAGGCGGAGGGCAAGCGCCGTAAGAAGCCCGCAGAGGCCGAAACGGACGCCCCTGCCGAGATGCAGGAAGACTAAGGAGGCGTTGATATGGCATACACAGACTTTACGTTTTACGGCTCCGGCTACTTCGGGGACACGCTGACCGAGGAAACCGCCCCAAAGTGGCTTGAACGCGCCAGCGACGAACTGGACGCAATCACCTTCGGGCGGCTCACGTTTGCGTTTCCGACTGTGGAAGTCCACGCCGTCAAGGTCAAGAAGGCTGTTTGTGCCATTGCCGAAGCCCTCTACTGGATCGACGTCCAGCGGAGGGCATCTTCCGCGCAGAAGGCGGAGGACGGAAGCTATCACGGGGCTGTCGCGTCTATATCGTCCGGACGGGAATCCATTTCCTATTCGGCGGGCAGCGCGAACAGCTCTGTTTATGCTGCCGCCGCGACAAGCGCAGAGGCACAAACAAATCTGATCGGCAGCATTGCCGCGCAGTATCTGGCAAATATCCCGGATGCAAACGGCGTCAATCTGCTGTATGCGGGAGGTGTTGGGCGTGTACCGCGACACAATAACGGTCTTTAATTACCACGCCGCAACCGGGCGCTGGTTTCCGTCCGTCATCTCCGGCGCTGACCTGCTGACCACGAAAGCCAACAGCGCGACAACTGCGGGAGGCAATAACGCCGACGCCGTGGACATCATCATCCATTGCACGGCGGACAAGCGCGTTTCCACCGGCGCGGGGATGAAAAGCTACACGGGGCCGAAGGAGTATGCCCGCTGCGACAATCCGGCGCAGCACATCACCTTTGCCCCGGAGTGCGATTTCATTTTTGCCGGTGCATGGCCTGACACCGAGCCGCTGACCGACGACGACTACGATGAGGGCCTGTACCACGCCCTGAACGCAGAGCGCGACGGTATTTACCTGATAAGCTCTGCGGGCTTTTACGGCCTCCTCCCTCACTTCGAGATCGGAGGGCGGTAAAATGTCTAACCTCCCGAAAATCTCCTACTCTGACGGCGGTGTACACGTCACTGTTGACCTGCGCGCACTGGATCAGCGTATGCGCGAGGCGCAGCAATGGCTGGGCGACCGCGTGCTTGAGGACTGCAAAGCCTGTATGCCGCTGCTGACCGGCAGCTTGCAGCAGCGCTCCCACACGGAGGACGACGGAAAAAAGGTCATCTTTCCCGGTCCGTATGCGCGCTACCAGTACGGCGGTAAGGTCATGGTGGATTCCGTAACCGGCAAAGGCCCCCGCAAAATCCCTACAGGCCCCGGTGAATACATCCTGCGTTTCCGCAAGGGTGCGAAGCTCGTTGCCACCGACAGGCCGCTGAAATACTCCAACCCGCAGGCCGTTCCGCAATGGTTTGAACACGCCAAACGGCAGAACAAGCAATTCTGGATCGACGGCGTGAAGGAGAAAATCGGAGGTAAATAACCATGCCGTCGAAAACGGTCATCGACATTGACGGCTCCGAAGCCGTCAGCAAAATTCTTCTTGACCTGCTGAACAAGTTCCCCGGTTTGACCACCGGCAACAAATCCATCCTGTTCTCCACGCTCTCAGACGCTTCGGGGATCGGATTCTTTCCGATTTCCGGTGCGGCTTTGCAGAGCAGCACAGAGGACGTCACCGGACACGTCACGCAGGTCTGCCAATATCCGTTCAATGTGGTCTATCGCGCCGCTCCGAAATCCGAAACTCAGCGCATCCGCATCAAAGAATTCCTTGATGCGCTGGGCAAGTGGCTTGAGCGGCAGCCGGTCAC